TTCCCATATACTAAGTTCGGGTTTAACCCGGCTGCTTGTAATCTAGCCATCTGTGCTTGTGGGTGGTTATATTCGTTTTGACGCATCCAATCGGCTAATGCGTCTGCTCTTTGGGTGTTATACATTCTTTCGTTCCACTTTCTGGTAGCTTGGTTCATACTACCTTGCAAACCCATGTTTGCTATACTGCTAACTGCTGTTATCGCTGCTGCTGTTGTTGCTGGATCTAACATAATGTACTTTTTTATCTATTTGTTTTATTTGACTTTTAAGCCCATTTTTAGGCTCTTTAGTCGTTTATCGTTCGCGTCGTGCCTCCTTGTCCTCCTCACTTTTTTCCGCCTTTTTTAGGGCTTGGTGTCAATTAGCACTAATATATCAAGAGTGTATTAGTGCTAATTGCGTAGCTCAGCCCCTTTGGGGCTGTGCCTTCTTTTAAAAAAAATAAGGGGCTTATTTTTCATTTTCACTTGTTTCGGAAATATCCTCAACGTCAGTAACTACTGACTTCCTTTTTGACTTTGCCTTTTCTATATCACCTTTTATCTTTTCTGAAAGGTGTTTAAGTTCTTGCCTTGCTTGATCCGCTAATTCTTCGCGTTCTGCTAGATCTAATTTTTCCACATCAATCTCACTTCCGTTTTCTCCTTCAAATATTGGAGTTTTTGCACCCTCTAAAGGGAGACCTTTAGCATACCTGACTAAGAGTTCGCGCAGTCCCATGGACTGGTCCGGAACTGTCTGGCTTGGTTCGTTGTTAACTTGTCCCTCATAAGGGAATTGTTCTGCATTAAATGGGTGTCTTACTTGGTTTTCCATAATTTAAATTTTCTGTCTTTGTTTGGCTTTTTTGTGTGCGCGTCTGAACGCGTTAATATCTTGTTCTACTTTAATTCTTTCTGGTATAGGCTCTTCCAATTCTTGTAAATATTCTTGATAAACTGAAATACGAAATTTTTCACCATCGTTATACAATTTGTCTTTATAATATCTTGGCATACATGCCTTTTTACCATCTTTTAGTGGTAGATAACATCGTTGTTCTAATAAATCTTTGTGCCACTTTATTGTCCTTTCGTTCAAATAACTTTTGCCTAATCCTTTACTCATTACTGAAAATTCTTTTTGTCTGTCATCACCTTGAAACATAGGTACTCGTTTTTCTTTGTTTATGTACTTGAGAGTGTAACCAATGGAAGCATCAGAAACGTCACCAAAATGGCAATGACCATTAAGATGAGTATCAATTGCCCAAGCACTTTCAACGTTTCTAGGACTAGCATTAAAAAGAATAATATGATAGTGGGGGCGTTGAGTTTTATCCCCATATTCGCCAACTGCATAGTAACTAACTTTCTCATATGTCTTTTTTCTTAATCGTTTAAAAAACTTTTGAAGATCTGACTTTTGGAGTGTCATTAATCCGCTTGCTGTTTTTGGCACTTTTTCATCATCATATGTCAGGGTTACAAAGAGAGCAGAACTTGACTGCTCTCCTTGTTTTACTAGTCTAAAAGACCAACCTGATACTCTTCGTCTTAAACAAGGGGGACACTTCCCACAAGGAAACGGAACGTACCCGGTAGTTACTCCGTTTACGATTTCCAATTTCTTGTAAAATGGGGTGATACATCTTGTTGACATGTTTAGAACATTGGTGTTCCGAATTTCGGCATTGGACGTACCGCACGTATTTTATGAAGGATCTGCATATACAAATTGTCCTGACCATTCTGTACTGCGAATATCCTTGCACATTGCTCGGGTGTACATTCAATAAAAGTCTGGTTAAGAGCTGGTAAATTGGCAAATTTTCTTCCTAAATGCCAATAATCAAGTGTTGTCTTAAACTCACCAGCTACTCGGCTAGGATTATACTTGTATTCTGCATACCTTGGTACATATCCAAATGTTGCCTCGTTCATTACTCCAGCAAATGCGACTAATTCCTGATTTTGTACAGGCTGTTCTCCAATATGTGCAAATGAAGGCCAGAAGTAATCAAGAGGATCATTTTTAAGAAATGTTTTTGGTATTCCTTGCTGGTAAGCAGTTTTAGGCATAACGGACATGATACCAATGATGTATCCGTGTTCCTCACAAAAATAATTACCATATTTGCCGGTTGATACTGCGACACCGTGTCCTGCCATGTTGCCTTGAACCGGTGAAGTAGGGGTCTGACCACTAAATGTACCCGCTGTATTAAGTACTTCTGAGATAACTACAGGTGTTTTAATTCCGGTAATATATTCAGGACGTTGCAATCTTGCATCTGATGATTTTACACCAAAATGCATGAGGATATTCTCAATATATCGTGTTCCGCCACGTGCGTTCTTTTCTAACCATTCTTGCAAACGAAATGCTCTGCGTAGATCGTTGATTGTTGTTGCGCCTACTTGCAAATCATCAATAAAAGCATATAATTCGTTGTTGCCAATATTAGGATCTGAACTTAACCGATTTTGTACTACAGGGCTTGTAGGGTTACCTGTTAAAGTAGTGTTTCCAATTAAATTATTAATCTTTACTTCTGCGTCACCGTTAATAGAACCAAGTGGAATGTCAACTGCTGCGCCTTTCTGTGCCCATGGTAAAGAACTTGTAAAATAATCATGTTCCCATGCACGGTTTCTAATGTTGGTTAGTTCTCTAAATTGATCCCATGTATAAGATCCGCCATCGTTTAAAGTGTAATCGATAGGAGGGCAAAGATTCTGGTCTCTGTAATATTCGTTATAAATAGCCTGATAAGCTGCGAAGGGAATTGCATTAAACTTTGTTGGGTTACCGGTACCATTTCCGGGTAATGGCAATCCAAGATAATCGGCTAAGATTCTAGCTGTTCCAGCTTGGTTACTTGTTGCAAATTGTGGTTCGAAGTTTTGTGCTGGTACAAATGGTTGTACAAGTTGTGTGTTTGCATCTACAATAAATTTTTCCCAATTTGACCATACAATGCGGTTTGGTACAAAAAAATAATGAACTGATACATCAATTCTGTGCATTACGGGTGCAATAAGTGGGGCAAATCTTATTAAACTATCACATCCTATTTGCCAACTATCACCGGGTACACATTCTTGTACTAATACGGGAAGTAACTGACCCATTTTTCCTGACATTTTTACGTCGTGTGTTAGGTCAAACACGTTTTTTTTAGGTTTCGATACTTGTACCGAATTGAAAAGGTTTGGTTTTCCCATTTTATTTTAAGTTTTAAATTTTACAATCTGATACCACCACGTGATACATAATAAGTCCTCATTTTCTTAGTTCTTGATCTGCGAATACGACTCTTTTTTGAGTACAATCGTGACCGACGTTTTTTTCTCATTTTTTAACTGATTTTTAAGGGTTTATGACTTGGTGTTTTTCCTATAATTTATATTATATTAATGCCTGACTAATAACACTTTATGAATGTCCATAATCATTTAATATTTTTTGCTAAATACAACACATTTTTTTAAAAAATGTGTGTTTTTACTTATCTGTTCATAAGGTTTCGGGGCTTGTTCCAATCTTTTTGCCATGTCTGGTCTTTGGCTGGTTCCATAAATTGGTTCAATATTCTTGCGCCCATTCTCATAAACATGTTGTCTCCGGGCTGAATTCCTAACTTTTTTAGGTCAATATCTAATTGCTTTATCTCTGCGTCTTTACTAACATTAATTATTTGCTGTTTTAGCAAATTAACTTCTTGTCTTGTTTTTGCTTGGTTTAGTCTGCCTTGTAATACATCGTTAACTGCTTTTTCCAATGTTGGACTGAATATCATTTTTAACTGTTCTGTTCTTGTTAGTGTTTGGTCTGTTTGTGCTTGTGTTTGCCTTGTTCTTTCGTTCATTAAGGATAGCTGACTATCCACTAATTCGTTATATCTGCTGTTTTGCAAATTTGTCTTTTTAGTGTTACCCAGGATATTTAATGTCCTGGCTTTTGTTTCCTCTTCTTTTGCTTGGTTATTTGCAATTACTTGTTCTGTATTTCTAGTTTGTGCGTCTTTTGCTTTTAAGTCCATTCCAACTAATGCACTTCTTACTATTCCACCGCCATCTATTTGAGGGGCTTGAGGGTTCCAGCTTTTAACATCTGTTCCTCTTATACTTTGATTTGAAATTGCGTCC